TTCTACGTATATCTCCAGTAGCCAAACCTGTACTACTACCTGGGCCGATTGTATCCGCATCAAAGTCAGCTACAGTCAGATTCGTGTTCGGTGTTATGACCGATAAAAAATCAGACATATCGAACTCCTTATTTTTAGTTCAGATAGATCCTAGGCCACAAGTGGCTTCGTATATATAATTCTATCCGAACAGGTTGTCTAAATCGCCATCCAGACCTAAGATTCCATCAAACAAAGCGTTATCTGGAGTCTTCTCTTCGGTCTGGCTGTTAGCTCCACTAGCGGTTGTCGGTATGTTCCTGACATTCTTCATCTGGTTTAGCATGTCATTCTTTGTAGATTTCACAACATTAGCATTAGCTTGATCACGATTCAAAAGATAATCAACATCTTCAAGTGTGAGCACATGTTTCTGTGCTCTATCTTTAAAGGTCTTAAACTGTTCATCAGTCATTCCCTTTTTCTGTTGAAAATCTCCTTCCATCGCTTTCTGTCGGGCAGCTCTCTGCATTTTAGCAGAGTTAACCTTCTCAGCTTTGTATATTTGCGATACTCTACTCTGAACAACTTTATCTACTTGAGCTTTCATGAGTTTTGCAGAATCAGAATCAGGTTCTGTCATTGCTTCATTTGCATCAAAAACAAAATCCTCATCCAGATTCAACTCATCCTGAACACTCTTTGTAGCTTTTCCGCCATTTACCAGATATTCACGAACATGCTGAACAAGTCCACTATCGTTTTTCATTGCTTCAAGAACAGGTACAAAAGGTTCTACCTCTTGGTACTTATCTCTCAGCTTAACGGCTTCACGGCTACTGTCTTGGTAGCGTTTCTTGTAGGGATTACCGTCATCCTCCCAACCCACGTTATCGGAGCCAACAGTTTCTTGCTGGGTTACCTGCTCGGTGCCAACTTCCTGTCGGGTTGCCTCAGTGTTATCATCGGCAATTACGCCATTTACATTTTCTTCTAAGGCTTCAAAAAAGCCCTCAGAGGAGCCAAAAACTTCCCCTTCAACTTGATCAGTTGTTGGTATTGCTTCTGGGTTGCCTGCTGTTTCTTCCATTCTAAACTCCTATACTTTTGTTAATGTTACTACTTTTTATCACTATCTTGCAAATTCTTTTTTGCGAACTGTAATTCTCTTGCCAAATCCTTCTTTGTAGTTCCTACTTCTCTGGACATATCTTTCTTGGCAGTCTCTGCCTCATTGCCCATTACATTCTGGAGAAGTTTCTGTTTTGCGTCTGTTGTACGGTAAGAATCTTTCAGATCACCTTTAACTTCTTCCTTCCTTTTGGTAATCTCCATCTCAGCCTGCATGACCTTACCCTTAATTCCAGCTTGTACCAATTGTCTTTCAAGAGTCTCAATAGTACCTTCCTTGTCCTTTAATGCTTCCTGCATTTGTCCTAACTGACCCTGTAATTTAGAATAGAGGCTCTTACGCTTTGCTATCTGCTCTTTGTTCCTTACATCAGTTTCAGCAAGGACTGCAATATCATCTATGACACCAAACTGTAGAAGTTCCTTCAATTCAGCAAGATATGCCCACCTATTTACTGGAAGTGTAGAACCAGCTACTATTCTAACATCAAACTTAGCAGATGAATAATCCATAGATTTTCCTATCGCTCTCCCCATGTCATTATAAATTGGAATATTTATTTCCTGCTCCCTCTGTTCTTGTATGGCAGAAGGTTGTATGATTCTAAATCTTTTATTTGCGCTATAAACAGATTGAGACATCTGCATTATGACCTTACCTAATTGTCTTAGTCCTGGTTCAATAGCATGCTTCATCCATTGTTTAATCCTCCTTGTCCCATATTCATCCAGTGCAAGCATCCCTCTAAATGTTTCATGCTGTTCTTTTGTATCCCCCTGCATAGAAGAATATATTCCAGCTAAATATTCCATATCTCCTTTTCCCTGCTGAACAACAGTGAAGAATGCATTTGATAATGGAGCTGGTATTATAGGGACAGGTTTTTCAGATCCAGGTCTAACTGGCAATAATGCTCCAGGGGCAGAAGAATACTGTTCCCATAACTCTGGATCTATAGAACCCTCCTCATATAACCACCTTAATGATGATCCAAGAGAAGCATTATGCACCATTATCTGATGAGACTTATTTATCTCTTTCTGTTTACCTACAAGTGGAGCAACTGCAGATACTGGGTATGGAGTACCAGTCCACTTATAATGAAATGGAACTATTGGATACTCTGTAACATTATCTGGATATACTATCTCATTAAGTAACTTATCTCCAGCTGTTATTGTTTGTCTAATCCTTGTACCGTAAAACTGAATACTATCTACGATTGATTTTTGAAAAACCTTATCTTTTATGAGCATATTATATTCTTTTTCAGATACAACATTATTTTCAATCTTTGATGCTTCAGCCTGCAACTGACTCATATACTGTTGCTCCGCAACCTTCAACTGCTGCTGCATCATGTCCTGAGCTTTTTTCATTTCCAGCTCATATCTCTCAGGAATCATTTTCCCCCCTTGAACTGCCTGCTGCATTTCCTTCTGCTGTTCCATCAGCTGAACTTCCATCTCAGAAGCCATCTCCTTCATTTTCACCTGAACTTGCTGTTTTATAGCTTGCAGTTGTTTTTTATTTGGGGGTATACGATAAAAAACATTGACATAAGAAACTTTTATCTTTTCATATAATTCAAATAGTTCTATTGTAGGCTCATGCTCCCCAGTGATACCTATACCCATGTCTTCTCCAGTTGGATCACCCTTTAAGAAAAGCTTCTGCTCCTTATCTGCTAAAGCTCTTTCTGTAAAAGCCGACTCTCCTTCAATAGATGAGACTTGATTGATTTTTCTTTTATGTTGAGGAAATAATTTTATTATATGACTCTTAGGAAGAACCTTTCTAATCAAAACAAAAGAAGCATCTCTAAACATTATATCTCTAGATTTAGGATCTACATATATATCGAATGCGTCTGGCTGCTGAAGAACAACCTCCCCCATTCCATTATCCATATCTGGATTAACACTTACCATAATATACCCTATGGATTTACATATAGCATCATTAACTGCATTTGCATACAAAGTATTTCCATCTGAAAGATTCCAGATATAATCAGAAAGATCTGAAAATACAGCAGCTACCTCTGAATCACTTCCCTCTACACCTATCGCCTGCCATCTGGGACTATTTGCAGTAGCATAAAAGTTCAACATTTCAACTACAGGCAATATCCTGTTAATTGTAAATGTAGGCATACCTTGTTCCTGCAAGGATGCCTTCTCACTCTGGGATAATTGTTCATCATGAGCAAACTCATATCCTTTCTGATTTACAAACTCCCACTGACTTCGTGTCCAATTACTGGATAGATTATATAATTCTCTTATCTGATCTACTTTTTTCTTCTTAGCCATTACTTCTTTTTCTTCTTTTTAGATGCATTATACTTCCTTTTAGTATCTCCTGTTTTTAGTTTACTTGTATCCTCTACGGATAAATCTTTAGTTGTAAGTATATCTGCTATGCTATTACCCAATCCCTTGCTTTAGGTTTCTTTTTATACCAGTTACCTTCCTTGTCCTGACCTGCTGCCATGGGAGGATTGGCAAACTTGACTGCATAGGCAAGAGCATCTATAGTATCATCGTGAGCCATTCTTGGTCCAAATGTTGTTATCTCCCTATGCAGATCGTACTGAGTCTTCTTCAGATGTATCTGCCCTATTGAAAATCTTTGAGCTAATATCTCTTGTATTCTGTCCCTCTTGCTCATCCTGTTGCCTGGCTTTTCTGCCCTATACCCAATAGAGAAGTCATTTCTCCTTCTCATCTCAGAGTTCAATGCTTGGAATATAGGTTTGCTCATTGTAGTATCTTCTACCGTAAAGAGACTTGGTTTGAAACTTTTTGCATATTGGAACATATAATCTACTATACCCAACTTATGCTCTCCTGGGATTCCCAATACTGGTATAGACTGCTTTCGTATGTAATCAAGTACATAAATATTATTATCTGGAGTCACTGCTACAGCAATCATGACTGAGAAGTCAGAATCCCTTCTTGCAGAATCTGTAGCTGGATCCACCCCTACAAATACATTGCATGGCTGGAATCCATTATTATTTGCATCAATGAAAGAAAGTCCAGTTTCCTCATCTAGTCTAAATGATCCATCCCAAAACTTTATGTGATCTCTTGTAAATATAGCATCCTCTGCACTTTGAACTTCCATCATGTATTCCTGATAGAACTTCTGTGGAGTACCTGAATCCTGGTAGAATTTCTTCTTTCTCTCCATTTCCTTCATTCCAAACCAATCTGGCCAGAGTGGTGTACCATCATCCTGCAATGCTTTGTATGTTATCACCTTCCAGCTAAATGGCTCTCCTCTCATCTTTGCCTGCTGGTATCCAACAAGAATCTTCTGTATAAATGCATCATAATGCACTGGAGTTCCATTTATCCTTAATCTTCCTGTCTTTGGTTCAAGTGCTGGGAATACAACTGCCGTAACCAGATTCGATATTTTAGAACGACTCTCAGGCGTAATAGTGTTATTCTCGTCTTCAAAATCATCCAGCACAATGAGATCATACCTTTTATGAAGCTTTGCCCCACCTCTTATCCCCGAAAGATTAGACTTAGAAATGAGTTTGCACCCATTTGTGAGTTCAATATCATCCTCAGTCCACTTTCTACCTTTTAAATCTCCAAAGTAATATCTCACCTTATCATTGAATTCAATATGATACTTAACATAATCAAGATTAGGGACAGAAATCTTTGAGCTTGCTGCCACCCAACCATAAAATAATGGCTCTTGAGTAAAGAGAAAATCATGAAGGATGCTGCACTTAGTAAGAACAGTTTTCCCATGCCCTCTTGGTAAAATAACTGCCAACTGTCTAACACTTGCGTCATCAACTGCATCTGCTACCTCATAATGAAAGAATGGAGTCTCACTTCTCTGGAAGTCGTCTGGAAGAAATAACTTACCAAAAGCTATCAAATCCTCATATGCTAACTTTAGCTGTTCTTCAGCTTTCGTTATGTTCTGGGTATTGATGTTCGCCATACTTCTTCTTTAGATACTTAACAAACTTCTTTTCACTCTTAGTGAAGTCAATATAATCCTTTAAGCTGGTACTTAATACCTGCAAGCCTGAAAACAAATAGTCTAAACGCTCGTTTACACCCTTTATTTCACGAATAATGTCGTGTTTAGATACGGTTTTACCGTTTTTCACACTCAAATATGCAACTTATTAACAAAAATTACAAGAAAAAATGTTAATTCTGCTAATATTTTGTTGAATCAGCTTTCATACCTTCAAGTTCAGACTGCATTATAGCTTTTTCCCCATGCTTTTCTATTAAAGCATCCAGCACTCTTTGCGTATTCCAGTAGTTATCCTTATAAAAACCTTCTATAGCCTTTATAGTCTGTCTTCCATATAAGCCATCTACCTCAAGCTCTCTGTTCTCAGGATAGTATTTGAGTAGCTTTTGCAGCTTCTTCAAATTCTGATTAGTCATACCACCCTTCTTCTGTGTAGCCTGATAAGCTTCATGTACTTTTTGACTGTATTCTCCCGTGTATGGCATTTTATTCTCCTTACTTAAATATATCTTCTTCTAATGTCATAGAATCCATAATCATATCTTCTGTTCTTGTACTATAAATGTATGATGTTCTTATAGGGACTGCAGTACCTTCTAATGCCCTAGTTGTTATCACTCCCTCGTGTCCCTTCTCCATATAATAGTCTTCATCGCCTACTATTACATCAAGATACTCAGGAAAAACAGCTGCAATAACCTTAGAAATTCCAGCTGGCAGCTTTCTTGCACTTTCGTATTCTTTTGTTGATGTACCCTTTCTTAAATCAAAATCTTCTGCTATCTGGTATTCATATCTACCATCACCAATTTCCCTTCTTCTCAATGTAGTAACATTTCCTAGTATATTATAAAGAGAAACACTTATTTCTGATGCAGAAGCGTCATAAACTCCCCCAGCTTTTTGAACAGCTATACGACTACTACCAGGTTGTCCTTTAGTTGATTTCTTATAATGAGGACTTATCTGTCTCCATTCCCAACCTTCCTCTGCTGAGTATTCAGGATTTGTAGATGGAGTCCAATCTTCACTACCCATAGGAGCATGTCTTATAAGCTTATTCCAGTCCTCATCACTAATTTCTAATTCTAATGGTTCACCACTCCCACCTAAAAAGTGAGCCATAAATACAGATGATTGAGATAACTCATCTCCTGTAAGCTGAGAAAGCACCCCAGTCTTATGTAATTGGCCTACTACCTTAGGAAGCATTTTCTGCCTGGTCTCTAATGGAAGATACTTAGCAGTACCTGCTAGTTTAGTCAACCAACCTGGTATCTTAGGATCACCCATTTTCAATCTCCTTTGGTCTCTCTACATCCTCTAGCTGCTTATCACTAAACCCTTGAAACTGTATGCCAGTGAGCTGTGTAAGCCTGGCTGTAGACTTATCTTCAAGATCTAATATATCAGATAGCTTGAACAAAGCCTTCAATTTAGTGTCATCTTTCTCTGAGAGGTCTGCAACTGCCTTTATACCTTCAAGTATGCTC